TTTGAATTTAAACGTAAGGTATTACAAGACACCCAACCATCATTTGTACCATCCACTACAGATGATGGCGCAGTAGTTGTTGCAGCAGGTGGTTCTTATGGTACTTACGTTGACCTTGATGGTACAGTAAGAACAGAAGCAGAATTAGTAACAAAATACCGTGAAATGGCATTACAGCCCGAATGTGATGCAGCGGTTGATGAAATTGTTAATGAAACCATTTCAATTGACGAAAAAGTAATCGTTTCAATTAATCTCGATAATCTTGACATTTCAGATACATTAAAAAAGGCAATTAACGATGAATTCGAAAATTGCCTTAATATTTTAGATTTTCAAAAACATGCTTATGAAATTTGTCGCCGTTGGTATATCGACGGTCGTTTGTATTATCATGTCATTATCGATGATAAAGATGTAAAAGCTGGCATCAAAGAAATTAGATATATTGATCCTCGTAAAATCCGTAAGATTCGTGAAGTAACGAAGCGCAAGGTAAGAGGTGGCGCTGATGCTGAAGCTGTCATTCAAAGAGTTCAAAACGAATATTTTATTTTCAATGATAAAGGTTTCAACTACGGTAATAAAACTGTAGGTCCAGCTACTACTGGTTTAAAAATTGCTAAAGATTCAATCATTCATATCACTTCAGGTTTAACTGATACTAATGGTACGATGGTTCTCTCATATCTTCACAAAGCAATTAAAGCACTCAATCAGCTACGTACATTAGAAGATGCTTTAGTTATTTACCGTCTCGCACGTGCACCCGAACGCCGTGTGTGGTATATTGACGTTGGTAATCTTCCTAAAATGAAAGCTGAGCAATATCTTCGTGATATTATGGTTAAACATAAAAATCGTTTGATCTATGATGCATCGTCAGGCGAAGTGCGTGATGACCGAAAGTTTATGACGATGCTCGAAGATTATTGGCTACCTCGTCGTGAAGGTGGTCGTGGTACAGAAGTTACTACTCTTCCAGGCGGTCAAACACTTGGACAGATGGATGACGTTTTATACTTCCAAAAGAAATTCCTTCAAACACTTAGTGTTCCAGTTAATCGCCTTAACTCAGATGCATTGTTCTCATTAGGTCGTGCAACTGAAGTAACACGCGACGAATTAAAATTCGCTCGATTTATCTCAAGACTTCGCAATAAATTTGCTATATTGTTTACTAACATGCTTGAAAAACAATTAGTATTAAAGCAAATTATGTCTATTGAAGATTTTCATAATATTCAACAAGATATTAAATATGATTTTGCTAAAGATAATTACTTCACAGAACTTAAAGATGCTGAAGTTATCGAAAACCGTATTAATCTTGCTCGTAATGTTCAGGATATGGTTGGCAAATATTATTCGCATGAATGGGTTCGCAAAACTATTCTTCAACAAACTGATCCAGACATCAAAGAAAATGATGCACAAATTAATGAAGAAACTGAATCTGGTGAGCCTCGTTGGATTAATCCTGCAATTATGCAAAATCAAGAGGCAGAAGAACAAAATCAAATGCAGCAACAACAAATGCAGCAAACTAATGTAAAACCATTAGCCAATGATAGTGATACTGATGCTACTCCAGAAACTGATGAAACAAATAAAAAAATTAGGGATGCTGAAGCAACCGTAGCTCTATTAGGTAAACAGAAAAATAGAACTATGCAGGATGAAACTAAGTATAAGTCTGCAGTGCAGATATTGGCTAAAAATAAATAATTAGAGGTGGAAAATGGATAAATATACAGTACAAGATTTAATTAATTATTCTTATGCGCAACAGCCTATCGAATTTGATAATGCATTTCAAGATATTTTAACTGATAAAATTGCAGCTGCTGTGGATAACAAGAAATTTGAATTGTCCCAAACAATGTTTACTGGAGAAGATCCAGAATTTGAAGACGATGAATGGGATGATGAAGAAACCGAATCAGAGGAAGAATAAAAATGGCGAAGCCACTTAAAGCTATCATCGGCAAAGATAAAAGATTAGATGGTGTCAACAAATCTTCGGTTGAAGCTGGAGAAGTTTATGGCGGCAAAGATTCTGACATAAACAAAAATGATCCAGCAACTGTAGAGTTAGTAAAGAAACATACAGTTCAAAAACATTCTGATCGTGTAGGCAATGGCGAAGATATCTATAATGGTACTAACGTCAAGTATTCAATGAATGATGCAGTTATGAAAAACTTCGGTCGCAAGAGAGAAGATGCTGCAAAAGTTTATGAAGCTAAAGAAGCTGAAGAAGCTGTATGTAATCATTCACCAAAAGGTAAACCATGTCCAGTTCATGGAATGAATGAATGCATGGAAGCAAAACAAATTAAAGAAGTAGCAAAAACTAATGCTGCTCATATTAGAAGAATGAAGAAAAAAGATATTCGTGTAAACGAGCCTCATTCTAATTTTGATATGGATACACACAAGGTTACTCTTACTGTATCAAAAGATGGCAACTCAGAAAAAATTAAGCATACATTAAAAGCAAAAGATAAACATGCTGCTGTTGCTGCTGCTCAAAGAGAATTTCATAAAAAGGGCTATAAAGTCCATGATGCAGTTCATAAAGGCATTCTTGGTGAAGAAACTCTTGGCGAAAGACATCTTTCTCCAGCTGAATTAAGCAAGCGTGAAGAAATTGCAAAAGCTATTGCTAAAAATAATCCTGATATGCCAATGGCTAAAAAAATGGCAATTGCTACAGCACAGGCTAAGAAAAGCGTAAAAGAAGAAACACAGCTTGGCGAAGGTCATTATCACGTTTCTTGGGGTCCAGGCGTTGAGCATTCTGTAATTGCAATGAATCCAATGCATGCGATTGAAAAAGCAAAAGCTCATATTACTAAGAAAACTCCAAAACTTACTGAACCAAAATATGCTGACACTTTTTCTAAAAAACCAGCAGTGCATAAAATTAAAGAAGCAGTAGAACCATTACTTCAAAGTACTGATATCGCAAAATATAAAACTGATGATACTCAATCTGAAATCGATATGGTTCGCACCGAGCTAAAAGCAATTGCAAGTAAAGTGATGCATATGCTTGCTAATATGCCAGCTGATCATCATATTGAACCATGGGTACAATCAAAAATTGCAGCTGCAAAAGAAATGATTGGTTCTGTCCACGATTATATGGTTTACAGCGAAGAAGAAGATGAACAAGCGGATACACCATCAGTAACACCAAACATGTATCCAAATATGGCAAACGATAGTGCAGCAGGGATTAACGTATAATGTCTAATACATACGCAGTAAGCACAAACAACTATACTATGAAAACGAGTCGTCCTGAGTCGTTTCTTCTTCCATCACGTGTTCGTGACGTTGTTGGTAGAATGAAAGTTTCTCTTCACCAAAATATTTACGAAGCTGACTTCGAGTATGGCACTCAGCCAATGCGTTGGGAAAATTTTACAGCCAATACTGCTTCGGCTGGTAGTGCTGCTAATATCGCACATGTTGCTGGTATGGGTGGTGTACGTATGCTTGTTGGTAATAATGCTGGCGATTTGACTATTCGTCAATCTCGTCCATATCATCGTTACCAGCCTGGAAAAACTATGTACATGGCTACTGCTATGAATTTCGGTACACCTACAACTGGTAACTTTCAGCGTGTTGGTTTCTTTGATGATGGCAATGGTGTTTTCTTTGAACAAGGCGCTGCTACTGCAAATAACCCATCAGGTATCTATTGCGTTATTCGTTCAGATTCTGGTTCTGTTAATTTCAACGATGGCACTTATACTTCATCAGTTCCAGTTGATACTAAATTTTCGTTTGAAAATTGGTATGGCGATCCCGTATCAAACCTAATCGATTGGACAAAGATTCAAATGCTTTGGATCGAATATGCATGGTATGGTGCTGGTGGCATTCGTTGGGGTTGCCAAATTAATGGCGAACCATATGTACTTCATGAAGTAGGTACTGGTAATAGCTCTTATAGAGGTTCTGCACAACAATTCCCATGGTCGCGTACTGGTAACCTTCCTGTTCGTTATGAGCAAAGAAATATTACAGCTACAGCAGCAAATAGTGTATTAATGCATTTTGGTGTTTCGGTTGTTGTCGAAGGTCGTCGTGATGAACAGCGTGGTTTCACTTATTCTTATGGCCTTCCTCCAGGAACAAACCGTAGAAACGTTCCAGCTGCTTCAACACGTTATCCATTAGTTTCAGTTCAAATGAACCAAATGGGTAAAGTAGATTTTACTGGTAATAATAGTTCAAATACTATTATTACAGCTTCTTCTAACTCAACTTATATTCAGGTTGCTGGTACACCATTTACGCCTAATGCTTATGTTGGTCGTGCAATTTCTTTCCAAGGAACTGGCGCCAATACCGCTAACGTGTTTGTTGGACGTATTGCTAACAATACATCAAATGGTATTTATTTTACTGATATCGTTTCAAACAGTTCGCCTGTAGCTGGTACTCCAAATAGTTCATTTACATATCAAGTTGGTCTTGTAAATCGTGGTCAAATTCTTCCTCAGTCATTAGTTATTGCTTCTGACGGTGCAGCGCTTGTTGAACTTATTGTTAGCTCTGCTTCAAATCCTGTTACATTAACTAATGCATCATTCATACCAATGAATACTGTTGGTTCTTTTAACTCCCTTGCTTCGAAAGATTATTCAGCAAACGCTATTACTGCAAATACTGGTGAAGTTGTTTATGCGTTTTCTGCTCCTGCAGGTGGGTCAGGTCTTCAGACTTTCGATTTATCTAATTTGTTTGCTCTATATAATAATATCAAAGGAAATACACCTGACATTCTTACAGTTGCTGTATCTACAAATAGCAGTTCGCAAGCTAACGTCAGCGCCCATCTTATCGCCCAAGAAGCGATGTCATAAGGAATACTACAATGAAACTTATTACCGAACTCTTTGAGGATATGGAGTATATTACCGAAGCAAAAGAAAACGGTGAAAAAGAACATTACATCCACGGCATCTTTCTTCAGGCTGAAAAGAAAAATCGCAACGGGCGTATTTATCCATTACATATCATGGATAAAGAAGTAACACGTTATATGAACGATATCGTTAAGAAAAATCGTGCTTATGGTGAACTTGGTCATCCAGCTGGCCCGCAAATTAATCTTGATCGTGTATCACATATTATCGTTGATCTTAAAAGAGATGGCAATAATTTCATTGGTAAAGCTAAAATTACTGATACACCGATGGGCAATATTGCTAAAGGTCTTATGAAATCTGGTGCGAATTTAGGTGTGTCATCCCGTGGTTTGGGTACGCTTAAAGCAATGAGAGACGGAACTATGCAAGTACAAGAAGATTTTCATCTTGCAACTGCTGGCGACATCGTGGCTGATCCATCAGCTCCTGATGCATTCGTAAAGGGCATAATGGAAAATGTAGAATGGGTTTATGATTCTGCTAAAGAAACATGGCACCAAGAAAAACTACATGAAATGAAAAAGAAAATGCATAAAATGACAATGGATCAAATTGAAGAAAGCAAATTTTCTATTCTTGAGAATTATCTCTCTTCTCTAACACTTAAACTGTAATTAATATAAATAAATTTAAATTCCATCAAGGAGAGCTTAGATGACCGACCAAAACGAATATATTGATGAAATGGATGTTGATACTCTAGACGAGGCATCAACTGCTATGGATTCATTGAAGCCAAATTCACGTCCAGCTGGCGCTGACCCAAAATCAAAAATCGATTACATCACCCATACTATCGGTGCTATGCATGCAATGCGTAAGGACGATCTTACAAAGTGGTTCGATGATGCTATGGCTCTTATTGGCAAGGAAGCTTCCCATCTTCCAGGAAATGCTAATGAAAAAAGCAATGAGGCTTCAATTCGCATGAAGGGTTCGCATGCTGTTGGTAAAGAAGGTCCAAAGGCTAATATGCCAATGGTAAAAATTTCTGTAAAAGAAGACGTTGAAGAAATGTTTGCTGGTCAGGATCTTTCTGAAGAATTTAAAGAAAAAGCATCGACACTATTTGAAGCAGCAGTTACTGCTCGCGCAATGGTTGAAGTTGCTCGTCTTGAAGAAGATTATGAAGTAAAATTAACTGAAGCTGTTGAAGAAATCAACGAAGAAATTACATCTCGTGTTGATTCTTATCTCGATTATGTTGTTGAACAATGGATGACTGATAATCAAGTTGCTATTGAAACAACCCTTCGCAATGAAATTACCAATGATTTTATCACTGGTCTTAAGAATCTTTTCGCAGAGCATTACATTGAAGTCCCAGAGGACAAGGTTGATGTAATTGAAGCTCTTGCTGATAAGGTAGAAGTTCTTGAAGCAAAGCTCGATGAGCAGATCAACGAGAACGTTGAAATTAAAAGAGCAATGGTAGAAGTTGAAAAAGAAACAGTTCTTGAATCATACTTCGATGGTTTAGCTCTTTCACAGCAAGAAAAGTTCGCTGCTCTAGCTGAGGGTGTTGATTTTGATGGTGACATTGATACTTATAGCAGAAAGCTATCAATCATTAAGGAAACATATTTTGTAAATGCAAAAAGAGCACCTACTTCAACTAATATTGAAGAAGAAACTTTTGAAGGCGAAATGACATATGGTACAATTGGCATCGACCCATCTGTTAATAAGTATGTCCAAGCGATTTCAAGATCAATTAAGAAATAATTTTTTATAAATAAAATTATACTGATACAATAAAGGAGATAACAAATGTATCTAGCTGAGGAAATTCAAAGAAAGTGGGCTCCTATTCTTGAGCACGCTGATCTATCCCCAATCCAGGACAGCCATCGCCGTTCTGTAACTGCAGTAGTTCTTGAGAACACTCAACGTGCTCTTATGGAATCTGCATCGCATGGTCAATACCAGACTCTTATGGAAACTGGTCTTGAAACTGCTGCAATGAACCAGATGGGCACTTCATCTTCGACTCAGGGCACAGGCGGTATCGATACATTCGATCCTGTTCTTATTTCGCTCGTTCGTCGTTCAATGCCTAACCTCATTGCTTATGACATCTGCGGCGTTCAGCCAATGACTGGTCCAACTGGTTTGATCTTCGCAATGCGTTCGAAGTACAATAACCAAGGCAATGGCACTTCAAATACTTCATACGGTGGCAACAACGTAAACGAAACATTCTATAACGAAGTTAACACTGCTTTCTCTTCAGTAGTAAGCGGCAATAACACTCTCGGTCAGAATGCTGTTGGTACTATTCCAGGTGCAACTAATACTTCACCATTGACTTCGCTTAACACTTACAACACTGGTAGCGGTATGTCCGTTGCTACTGCTGAAGCTCTTGGCGCATCTTATTATGCAAACGGTGCAGCTGGTCCTGGCGATATTCCACAGATGGCTTTCTCGATTGAAAAAGTTACTGTTACTGCTAAGTCACGTGCCCTTAAGGCAGAATATACTATGGAACTTGCTCAAGATCTTAAGGCAATCCATGGTCTAGACGCTGAGACTGAACTTGCTAACATCCTTTCGGCTGAAATTCTTGCAGAAATCAACCGTGAAGTTGTTCGTACTATCAATATCACTGCTACTCAGGGTGCTATGGATAATACAACTACTGCTGGTGTTTTCGATCTTGATACCGACTCAAACGGTCGTTGGTCAGTAGAAAAGTTCAAGGGTCTTATGTTCCAGTTGGAACGTGAAGCTAACCAGATTGCTAAGCAGACTCGTCGTGGTAAGGGTAACATCGTTATCTGTTCTTCGGACGTTGCTTCCGCTCTACAGATGGCTGGTGTTCTTGATTACGCTCCTGCTCTTAACTCAAACAACCTACAGGTTGACGATACTGGTAACACCTTCGCTGGTGTTCTAAATGGTCGCCTAAAGGTTTATATCGATCCATACGCAATCGGTGGTAACTATCTAACTGTTGGCTATAAGGGTTCTTCAGCATTCGATGCTGGTATCTTCTATTGCCCATACGTTCCACTACAGATGGTTCGTGCTGTTGATCAGCAATCTTTCCAGCCAAAAATCGGCTTCAAGACTCGTTACGGCATGGTTGCAAATCCATTCGCTGAAGGTACTTACTCAGGTCTTGGTGAGCTTATTCTTGGTGGTGCTAACACTGGTAACAAGTATTACCGTCGTGTTATCGTCAACAATCTTATGTAAGTCACTATACTTTTCATAAAAGTAAACTAAATAAAGTCAGGGGGAAACTCCTGACTTTTTCTTTTGGAGGATATAATGGCAGAAAAATATGGATTTGTATATCTTTGGTTTGATCGCAAACATAAAAGATATTACGTAGGATGTCATTGGGGAACAGTTGATGATGGATATATATGTTCTTCCAATTGGATGCGTGATACATATAATCGTAGACCGCAAGATTTCAAAAGACGTATTTTAAAAAAAAATTTATCAAGAGAACAAATGTATATTGAGGAACAAAGATATTTTGATATGATAAAAAAAGAAGAAATAAAAATACGTTATTATAATTTGAATTTGTTTTCTAAAAAGCCATGGCATCAATATCCAGATTCAGTAAAAACAATTGGACAAAAAATATCACATTCTAAAAAAGGTAAATCTATTGGTCCATGTACAATAGAAACAGCTAAAAAAATATCTAATGCAAACAAAGGTCGCGTGTTTACTGAAGAACATAAAGCCAAACTTAGAGCTGCTAAATTAGGGCGTAAACTGTCTCCTGAACATAGAGAAAAAGTAATAAAAACACTAAAATATGTTAAAGATAAATAAATTAAAACAGCAAGAACAACTTGCTAACTAATGGAGGGCTTCGGCTCTCCCTTTTTTTCTTTACTACTTTGTAAAACTACAGTATAATCATATATGAGGCGATGATAAATAGTAGTGATCATATGGAGAATGAATAATGGTTACTACTACAGCGATAGACAATACCCCGTATAATAAAAACTTCTTAAGTCCACTTAACTTTCAGTTCCAGATTAAACGTGCACCATATACTAACTTCTTTATTCAAAAAGTCAATCTTCCATCATTATCATTAGACTTTGCAGTACAACCTAACCCATTTACTAATATTCCATTAGCTGGTGAACATTTGCAATATGGTGATTTAACAATAACATATAAAGTTGATGAAGAATTACAAAACTGGTTCGAAATACATAACTGGTTAAGATCATTAGGTTTCCCAGATAATTATCAAGAATATGCTAATCTTGCAGTTAATTCAATTACATCAGGTAATGGTGTTCTTTCTGATATTACATTGCTTATTTCTGATTCTGCAAAAAATCCAAATTATGCGGTAACATTTAGAGACGCATTCCCAACATCCCTTTCTGATATTACTTTTCAATCAACTGATACTGATGTAAATTACATTACAGCTACTGCTACATTCAGATATATTCTTTATGATGTTCAAAAGATTTAACTTTACTTTTATACTACATTAACTTATAATGGTATTATTGAGTGGAGTTTATTGATGAAAATTGAATCTATATTTGAAGAGTGGGATAAAGATACTGATGTTGACAAAACACAGCTGGATGATGAATCTATAAAGATCCAAAAATTACATCATAAGTATTATAAAGTTTACGTTTCTGAACGGCTGCTTTATCGTAAGCTAGAAGCAGATATGAAACAATTGAAGTTGGAAAAATATGAGTTTTATACTCAAGGACCAACTAAAGAACAAAAAGATAAAGGATGGGAACTGCCATCCCGTGGATTAATTCTTAAAGGAGATATTCCTACATATATTGATGCCGATAAAGATATTATTGAGCTATCATTAAAAATTGGCTACCAATTAGAAAAAATAGAATTTTTAGAATCAATATTAAAATCATTGCAAAATAGAGGGTATCAGATTAAAGCTGCTATCGACTTTATCAGATTTACTCAAGGTGGCTAATGGATATAGTTAAGATAGAAAAAGTCGATGAAACTTATAATAGAGTTACATGCGATCCAGGAATTGCTTATGAACTGAATGAATATTTTACATTCGATGTTCCAGGTGCAAAATTTATGCCAGCCTATAAAAGTAAATTTTGGGATGGTAAAATTCGACTTTACAATACTATGACTGGTATGCTTTATGGTGGCCTTTTAAAATACGTAGAAGAATTTTGTAATAAAAGAAACTACGAACTTGATTATATTACAGATTTTTCTGCTGAAGAATTTTCATTAAAAGAAGCAAATGATTTTATTAATACATTAAATATACCTGAAAAATTTGAACGTAGAGATTATCAAATTGATGCATTTGTTTATGCCGTTCGTAATCGTCGTTCCCTTCTATTATCTCCAACAGCTTCTGGCAAATCATTTATCATTTATCTATTGACGAGATACTATAATGCAAAAACTCTTATTATTGTACCAACTACTTCTCTTGTTAGTCAGCTTGCCAGTGATTTTGCTGACTATGGCTTTAAAGGATATGTTCATAAGATAACCGCAGGTGAAGAAAAGAATCCAATATTTTTTACTTTTTATTGCGAAGACGGCAATGAATATACATTTGAAGGCAATGAAAATATAAAAATTATAAATAGTAATGTCAAATATAAAAAAGCAAAGGATATTACTGAAAATGACGAAATTGACGATAGATGGTTATCAGAACAAAGAAAACAACAAATACTTTAAAATATATAAATCTTTAATTGAGAAAAGATTACTATATCCTGTTGAAATTGGAACATATTGTGAAACTCATCACATTTTACCAAAATCAATAGGCGGAGATAATTCTAAAGATAATCTAATAAAATTGAGTG